CTCCGTTGTCATTTGTGTTCGCGCAGATGCTGATTGTTGACCCAGCACCAGAGATCCCTTCAAGCTGGAGCTGTGGGGTGTAACTGGTATTGAACCAGTTGCTACGCGCACTAGACGTGCCAACTAAAAGGCGTCCCGAGCTGTCGATGCGGGCGCGTTCAGAACCACCACCTCTAAAAGCAATTACATCTGCTGCTGGTGCAGTAATGCCGTGGTAAATAGTGTTTGCGTAATCACTCCACGAATAAGCTCCGGATACCCGCGCATTACCAACAACATCTAAAGCCGAACCGGGGCTAGTAGTGCCAATCCCTACGCGGCCTGAGGAGTCAATACGTACTCTTTCGGCTCCATTTGCAAGAAAGACGATGTTGTCTCTTGAAGTAATGGCCAAATTATTTAATGCGCCTGACGCGGTATCGTAAGCATAAAAAGCGTGAACATCGGTGCGATTATCAAATGGTCTAGAAATTGTTAGAGATCCACCAAGTGTTACAAAATCAGTTGGTGTGTAAAGAGGCGTTTCTCCAACCCTCGCTCTTCGAGTGCTGCTTGAATAAATTTCACAAGTAGCCCCAGGGCTGCTAGTCCCCAGACCTACCCGCCCCGACGAGTCAATAACGAGGCTGTTTGCTGATGCACTGGGGTTGACGCTAACTGCAGGAGTTACGCCAGCGGTGCCGCCACCTTTGATTTCAAACGTGCCATCGGCACGAACACGAAATCGCTCTGTATTATTTGTCTCAAACGCCAACAGTGAATTGGCAACGTTACGAAGACACGCTCCACCGGAATAGCGGGCAGTATTGTCATACGTCAAATAAACGCCATAGCCACCATTGTTGTTGATGCCAACACCCCGCACACCACTTGCTGATACATTAGCCTGCACAGCCCAGTTGCCGTCTATTGAAGTCAGACTTGTGCCTACAAGAAGTTCGCCAGTGCTGTTAATTTTGATTCTTTCGGAGCCATTAGTTGAGATGGCTACGTTGTTTGCCGATGGTAAATAAAAGCCGTTTGTGGGAACGCTTGAACTACTGGGACTAAAGCTTGCTGCTGTACTGGTACCAGTTGTAAGGATATTTTGACTGCCAAAATCAGGGCTGATCTTTGTACCTGCAATAGCTGCCGCAGCGTTTACGTCGGCATTGACAACAGCACCCGCTGCAATTTTTTCGGTTGTAATTGCATCATTATCAATGTTGTTGGTGCCAACATTGAAAGATGAGGGAACGTTACCAAGGTACGGCATGATTAGATCGTGTTATCTTGCGGGTTCAACATGTAAGAAACGACAACATCCACGGAGCTGCCAGTTCCTGCATAAGCACGGACAACGTCTTCCGACTGAACAATCACCTTGTTTCCAGTCATAAATTCAAGAGAAGACTGGTTAGGAACAGTGCCAGAAGTAATGAGGGAACCAGTGGTTGTACCACCGGACTTAATCAATTGAACGGTGACGTTCTGAGAATTGGGCGTTGTATTAGAGGCCAGAATGCTGAGGATCACGCCGTAAGTACCAGCGGGAACACCACTGGCATTGGACGTACCGGAAATAATCGCAGTCGGAGAGGTAGATCCGCTGGCGATATTTTGCCTAACTACCGAAACAAAACGTGCCATTTATTTGCGGATACCAGTCACAGTTTTCTTAATTATAAGGTGTTTAACCAAGTGCAATAGCAAACACAATCGCTGTGTTGTCTGCGTAGCTTTCAGTTGCTACGTTGGACCCACTAATTCTTAACGCAGAGGAGAACAAACCACTAGCCCCTGTTACCGTGGCACCAGACACAGAGCTGGTGAAGACACCACTGACGCCTGTAATGGTTGTAGCACGAATAACATTACCGGTAACTGTTGCGCCAGAAACAGTGGTGGTACCGACGACAGTTACACCAGTGAGATTTGTAAATAGCCCGGTATTGCCAGTGACCGTATTACCAGAAACCGTCACGAAATTGACGGTTGTGCCGGTGACGGTTGCACCTGTAACTGTTGTAAAGCCAGCGGTATTCCCAGTTAGTGCAGTAAATTGACCAACGTTACCCGTAACGGTGGCACCAAAAACTGAGGTGCTGCCAACAAGGTTGACACCGGTCAACGTAGTAAATAAACCGAGGTTTCCGGTAATTGTCGTACCGGTGACTACGGTGAAGGAGCCGGCATTGCCAGTAATCGTGTTGAATTGAGCGGCATTACCTGTAACTGTCTGGCCGGTTACCGTTGTGAAGCCGGCGGTGCCGCCTGTGATTGTGGTGAATTGAGCCAATCCACCAGTAAAAGTCTGACCGCTGATCGTGCCAGTGGCACTAATACCAGAACTAAAGAGGCCAGAGCCACCAACGACTAGGTTCCCGTTGATATTGGCACTGCCTGTAACAGTGATTTGTTGGCGAACGATTCCTGTTGTGAACGTCGCCGTAATTGCATTGATGTCGGTAAAGTTTCCGGTATTGCCGGTGATTGTCCCACCAGAGATTGTGGTGAGGCCAATGATTGTATTACCAGTGACGCTATCAAACTTACCGAAACCGCCACTGACTGTTACACCAGAAACTAGTGTGGTGCCAATGACATTAACGCCGGTGATATTGGTGAATTGAGCCGTAGTACCAGTTACTGTCGTACCGCTGAGGGTTCCAGTAACTTGAACGCCGGAGCTAAAGAAGCCAGATCCAAGTGCCCTAAATGTTCCGGAAACCGTTAAGTTGCCGCCAATCGTCTGGCCGGATGTAACCAGGGTCTGGAAAACACCTGTGGTAAAACTTGCGGTTGTACCCGTGACACTCGCGCCGGATAAGGAAGACGTAAAGACGCCTGTTGCACCGGTGATATTTGTGAAGCGGCTAGTGACACCAGTGACTTCGCCAACCGACAAGAAGTTGGTAACAGTGCCTGTAATTGCAAATAAATTAGTAAATGCGCCGGTATTGCCTGTGACCGTGGCACCGGATACACGCGACGTGAAGGTACCAGAAACACCCGTCAGCGACGCAATGGTAAAGGTGTCTGCAGTCAAGTTGACCGCGTTGACATTCGTTGCGTTGACGTTTGTACCAGTTAGCGTTGTACCACTGAGGGTGCCGCTGACAGTTGCATTATTTTGTACGGTGAGCGAACTGATGGTTGCCGTATTGGAAACCGCCAGGCCAGACGTTGTCGTTGTACCGGAAACCGTTAAGTCTCCACCAACAGTGACGCTGCCACTCACTGTGCCGCCAGTGCGCGGCAGGTAGAAAATATTTAGATATGCCTTGGTACCAGATATTGTTAATTTCTTGTTTTTAATTGCCGGGTCAACTTCGGCAACCTTCACGACTGTGAATAGGTCGGCCTCGGCTAGGTCAATGCCCGCAATCTCTTGTAATTCGCTTATTCTGCGATTAGCCACTACCTATTCACATAAATGCCCTTGGATCAATTATAGTTCCGTAAGTCCAATACACTACTTAACCTTGATTTCAAGGCGGGGTAGCACGTTGGTCGCAAAGTTCCAGGCTGCTTGTACACCGGTTACCAAACCGCAGGACAGCAGAAACACCAGTAAAAGTTCGGCAACCGTCAAGTTGCGACGAACATAGACAACTTGCGGAGGTTGTTGAGCAATTTGTTGTTGTGCCATGGTTTGTTGAATCGCCAGCTCCTTGGCACGGGCCTTCATTTCTTCTAATTGTTCGAGAGAAATCTGCGGAAGAGAGGGCAGCTGACTGGGGGGAATCTGATCTTCCATTTGGGCAAACTGTTTTCCCACACGTTAGCATCTGATCAAAACATTTGTCGTTATGGCATACGGTCTAAGAAAAGGTTTAGAAGACATTGCACATGAACTGAAGGGTATTCGCAATATCCTGGCGAGCATGTGGCATAGCCGTTACGAAAACGGTGAAACAACGTCGCTGAACCCCCAGGCCTTTGCTGATGAGTACATCTCGACAGAAGAATGTGCCCGGCGTCTGAATGTTTCTGACCAGACCCTGAGGAATTGGATTGCCATGGGGAGAAAAACCCCTGATAAGGGCTGGGTAGAAGGCATCCATTACATCAATGCATGTCCCAACCCTTCCAAAAAGGCAGTCATCCGCATCCCTTGGAACTCGCTGGTGCAATCATTCGCCAAAAACCGAGAGACCTTGGTAGACGATCACCGCAAGCAAATCAACCGGCTTTATAAATCAACGACGTTTGATGCGTTGGAATAATGGCACACCGTTTTCGAGACGTTGATCTTTCCGCAGTTACTGTAGAGAACTGCGAGGAGTCCCTACCGGAATCATTGTTCCGGCAACTGGAGATGTTCTTGCCTCCCGAGGGCTCTTTCGACGACGGATGCCTGCGTCGATACCTCGAAAACTTAAAAAACTATGAAGAAGAGGACGCCAATTCCAATATGACGCTAGCGAATCGCTTGCGGCTGGCGTTCCGTGACATGAGGCCCGACACAATCTGTGGCAAATTCCCCCAGGCTGAATTGCCCCTCAAGCGTCGTCTCCGTTGTGTGGCCGAATATCTTATCAGGTCTGGTGAGTTGGATAAAGTACGCGATGCAGAAAGAAAACTGATAAAAAAACGTGGCGTACTTGGCAAAATGGTCGTTTTATACCAGCCGACCGATAAACTGATTGAATCATTGGCCCGGCAGGGTTTGTTAGACGCATGAATCGCAGGGAAAAACTGATCGCATCCGTCATTGGCCCTGAGATGGATGAGACGAAAGCCAAAATGCTTGATGCAACAATCAAGTTAATTCTTGGTGATATGGGTGAGCACTACTCCAAGATGTGGGATGCCGAGGGCCCAGGCGTCATGGTGTTCCAACCCGAAAATTTGTCGCGGTCCATGTTCTTCCTGACCCTCAAGGAACTCCACGCCGCACAAGAGGAGTGCGAACGGGACAACGATGGAGACATGGCGGAGACATTCCGGCGAATCTTGCAGGCAGCGCAGAAGATTGACCCACAAGAAAAGGCAGGATACCTCATCAATGACAAGACTGGCCTTCGTTACTGCGAAGTGGACTACAACGCAGCTGCTGAGAGCTGATGCCGATTCAAAATATTAAGTCTCACGCGGAAGACCGTGAGCTGATCACCAACCAGGACTTGGTCGCATCGGCGCATGCACTCCTGGAGGGCATCGATCTGGACGTTGCCAGCTCCAAGGTGGCTAATCAGTACGTCGAAGCAAAGGAATATTTCACTCCATCGGATGATGGGTTGAATTGCCAGCAGTGGTTCGGTAGTGTCTACTTGTTTCCGCCCAGTGGTACCTACTTTTGGGAACGGAAGAACCAACGGTGGAAGATGACGCGCTCAACGTCACCTACATTGACCTCTTCCCATGCCGTCTGGTTTCGAAAATTGTATAGATCGTGGATGGCCCGCGAGATCAAACAAGGCCTTTACTTTACGAATTGCCCGGACATGATCCGGTACGAACAAAAGCTGTTCGATTTTCCTGTCTGCATTCTCCGTACGGCCCCAACATTGCTCAAAAATACGAGCAATGGCGTTAGCAGACATAAGACCTGCACATCGTTTTTGGTCTATTTGCCACCGATGGAATCAGCCACGGAAGCAACCGAGCGTTTTCTTGATATTTATTCAGAAAAGGGCCGCATTCTCTACTAATTTTGTATACTGAAAAACGATTGAAGGCGACCATGACGGTTCTTGCGGATTGGCAGATCAAGACCCTGGCAGAAGAAGAGGGCATGATTTCACCGTTCGTGGATCATGTCGTCAGCGAAGAAGACGGACGGCGCCTTTTGAGCTATGGGCTTAGCTCCTATGGCTACGACATCCGCCTTTCGCCCAGTCAATGCTTGATCTTTGGAAAAGTCCAGGCTGGTGACTGCGATCCCAAAGACTTTGATCCAGACATTCTTAAGCCTGCTGAATTACTGGAAGACGAGAGAGGCCAATATTTTCTTTTGCCTCCCTATGGCTATTGCTTAGGCGTAGCACGGGAGCGCCTGAAACTTCCCCGTGACGTGACTGTTGTTGCGGTTGGTAAGTCGACGTACGCTCGCTCGGGAATCCTTGTGAATATCACTCCAGCTGAAAGTGGCTGGGAAGGCTACCTCACGCTGGAGATCAGTAACTGCACCGGGCTTTTTAACCGGATCTACGCAAATGAAGGCATCACCCAGCTCTTGTTTTATCGCGGGGCTCCCTGTGAAGTGAGCTACCAAGATCGCAAGGGTAAGTACCAAGATCAACCCCCCGAGGTTGTGTTGTCTCAGGTGTGATCAGGCAAAAGATTTGCCGAGGCGTGGCTGAGGTTTATTGGCGTAGTTGGTACTACCGGCGGTACCAATAGTGTCCCCAAGGCTGGGAAGTTCAGTACCATCGATAAACGCTGGATTACGTGGAGTTTTTCCACGGATTGTCGGCTCAGCAATCCCAGCTCGTTGACGGTATGTCCCAGCGGTCTTTGCGGCCCGCATGAATTTGGCAACACGCTCTTGTTTGTCATTCGTGGGTTCAATTACAGACTGCTCATCGTCTTCTAAACGACGCAAATCTGTGTCATAAATCTTTTCAGGATGTAGATCAGATACTTCAACACCTGAGGATCCAGAGTCGTGCCTGGGATCGTAGGTGGAATCAAAGAAATTTGCCATAGTATTATTGTAAAAGGAATAAATCAAGCCTTAGATATCATGCATAACCAAGCCGCCGCGTTCTTGGATGCGTTTGTCGAAGATGAGGTGAAGTGTCGGTGCCTGGATCAAGACCAAGACTTCGGTGCACCCATCGATAACCAAGAGAATGATGTTCCGTTGTACGATATGTACAATCGTGGACTGACGGCATGCGAGCAGGGACTGGAACGGAATCCGCTCAACATCGAGGGAATGGATCGTCCCGGAGTGACCGGTTACATTCCTTCGATGGAGCAGGGTCTGGGGATGGGAGCAGCACCGAAGCCCCGGTCTCTGGTACTGGAACTGGAAGGTCCAACGGAGGAAATGAAGGAGGAGTCCCTGAAAAGGCGTGGTTTGCGCCGGTAGAAGACGAAGAGATTTCTGATTGCCCAGGGGGTGTTTGCCCCGTCCCTTGGCTTGTAAAAGAAGAAAGGCCTGAGGTTAGGGAGGATGTGGTTAATCATCCTTCCCATTACACCGATGGGGGCATCGAATGCATCGAAGCCATTGAGGCGGCTTTAACCATCGAAGAATTCCGTGGTTACTGCAAGGGAAATTGCATGAAGTATATTTGGCGTGAGCGCCATAAAGGCGGGACAGAATCACTGAAGAAGGCACGGTGGTACCTGGATCGTCTTATTGAAATGGGCGAAGTTTAAAAGGGCTGGTACTCGTCTTCTTCGCTGTCCTCGTCGTCGTCCATCAAGCAGGCGGCGGCGAGTTCACACAGTTCTAAATCAGTGGGAAGATCCCAATCCAACTCAATATTTTCATCGGCCAGGATGGCTTTTACTGCGTGCCACTCCATGAGCCGTTGGTGGTACAGGTTCAGTAAAGCAGCGTATAACTCATCCCAGGTCATCTCCTGGGCTGTGAGTTCTGCTTTCCGCATGGAAAACTGCAATTCCAGTGGAAGTTGAAATTCACGGGGTTCGACTGAACGCTCCATTCCACTTTGCAGGTCTTGTTCTAATTATTCTAAGCCTAGGTAGTAAATATGGCGTCCAGCTCTTCTTGGCTGAATTCATCCCATGGACGATCTGTGATCTGGAAATCGTTGGCAAACTTAGACAGAACATACGGGCTGACGTTTTCTTCCAGTTCGCGGATTGCCCGTACTTCATGCGGAGCAGCGCTGTAATTCCTAAATGCGGCTAGTAAAATTTGTGTGGATGCCCAGGGATTTGCATCTACTTCCTGGAGGAACAAGTCGACTTCTTCCCTACGCCGATCCAGAAGACCGCCGATAACTTTGTGTTCGGCATCAAAGATCCAACTGGACATTTCCTGTGTCGCCATGCAGAAGTCCTCTGCTTCAATGGCGTCGATTACGGAGCTGTACAGGAAGGGCTGCCATCCAATTG